GCTCGATGCGCGCCTCGCGACGGAAGGACGCAGCGCCCTCGTCGTCGGCGATCTTGCGCGTGCCCGAAGGCGTGGCGTCCGGCGTGGCGGAGAGCAGGCCGAGCAGGGCGCGCTGCGCCTGTTCCGGGGTGCTGCCCTTCCTCACGCACTCGCTCTTGAGCGCGGTCACATCCTCGCCTCGCGTGGCGAACGGGGCGAACAGCTCGTCAATGGCGGCAATCCGGGCGCGCTCTTTCTCGGCGCCCGTCGCCTCACCGGCTGCCTGCGCCGCCCTGCGCGCCTCCTGGAAAGCGACGACGTTGACATTCCCGCCGTCGTCATCGCCGCCCGTGGCGGTAGTTTTCATCGTCATCTGACCTTCCTCCTTGCTTCTGCCAACCCCGACCGAACTGTCGGCGGGGACTGTGACGATGGATGCCTCCAGCGGCGTCCATCGCGTAACCGTGATCGTCTCTAGGCCCGTGCGCTTGTCAGTGGCCGTGACCTCGTACTCATCAATGCTGTATCGAATGCTCACGTCGCCGAGAAAGCCGTCCGCGACCTCGCGCTCGATCCGCTGGCCCATCTCACTGTGTGGCGAGAACTTCAGCACCCCGCGCAGCCGGCCGTTGTCAAGGCGAATGTCGCTCACCCGCCCGATGGGCGCGTCCATGTCGTGGTTAAAGAGGAGCGACAGGCCACGAGCGGCGCGCTCCATGTTCACGGCGTCGGACTCGTGTCGCAGGATCTCGTCGCCGAACATGCGCCGGACGGGTTGCTCACTCGACAGCGAGGCGTGGAATACAGTCGCCTCGCCCTCGGTCTGCCGCTCCAGCGTGAACGTCCGGTCGAATGTCTGGCCGCATAACCGGCGCTCGCGATTTTTTAAGTCCATGATCCGCCGCCCTCCAGTGTGTAATCAGTGGTCACCACACCCCTGACTGCATCCATAGACCAGACGCCGGTCGCGTAACAACGCAAAACCACGAACCCCGCCGTGCCGGCAGCCGCGCAACTGTATTGAAGGTACTTCCCCGCCGTACTGTATTTGTTCTGTTTGGGGTCGTAAAAAACGTCGGATGCGTGTGGATCGATACGGATGGCTTGATTGGTCAGCTGGCTGAAAACAAGCTCATCTCCAATCTCGCACTGATTCGACGCATCCAGCGTATAGGTCACGGTGCCTGCGGCGCCATAGTTGTTATATGCGATGCCCGGCCCGAAATCAGATGCGCTAATCGTTGAGTCTGTGGCCAGCGTGACCACATTAAAGCTGCCAACGCCCAGCCACTGCGTGCCGCCACGCGATGTCAGCAGCTTGTGCCGAGTGCCCTCGCTGTTGTGATGAATGGTGCCAGTCCAGTCAGCCTCTGTTGCAGGTCGCTGACTGATACGCACTTCGGGCAATCGCAACGGCACATAAGTGTTCTCGAACGTATCCATGTGATACGTCCCACCAACGCATTCCGTCGCAGCACACCCGACACCTGAGAACCTGTTACCCGCTCCGAAGCCGCTATTCGTATTGGCCGAAAAATCGACGGCGTAACTCTGCCCTGTCACGCCCCAATCGAAAAACGACCAGCCGATGAACTGGTTTCGCAAGCTGCCTGTGCCAAGCACTATGCCCTTGGTGACTCCGGTATCTGCCTGCACCTGGCAATTGGTAAACACGTTACCGTCACACGCAGGATTACCGGCCCCAGACATGACGCTGCGTACTGCATAGGTACACAGCCAAAATGATAAATTTGAGAAATTATTCGCATTGACAAACGCTATACCAGACGGCTCGTTGACTTCGATTTTTACGCCGTCGTTCAGTTCTGAAAAAGAAATCTGGCTGAACTCCCAGAACTGAATGGCCTGCGTCGCAGAAGAAGAATCACAACTTAAGTGGATTCCTATCCCGTTGCCAATCAGCGGACCGACCAATGAGGTGCGAAACACACCGACAGGAACCTTCTTGTTGCCGGCGATATTGGTCCCCGTGATATAAACCAACGCCTTGCTGAAAGATCCATTGGAATTCCAAATCTTTCCGCCAACTAGCCGAGCTTGCGCGGACAAATCCACCATATTGATATTGGTAGTTGCCTTTATCACCGCGCTATCATCAAGCCGCAACGTCACACCTGCCGGCACCACCAAGGCCGCACTGATCAAATAGAAAGACGACGTGGCCGGCACGTAAACTTCGCCGCCAACCGATGCGGCGGCATCTAGCGCGGCTTGAATTTCAGCCGTATCGTCCGCTACACCATCACCTACAGCGCCATACGTTTTCACGTTAAATAACGATGATGCGCCAGCGCCAGCAAAAGACGTAACAACCCAGGCGCCCGAGACAAAGCACTCAACGTCAACGCGCCCCGCGCTGGTTATGGTGTGCGTCAGCGCACCATTGATGGTTTCGCTCCCATTGCCATCCAGCGTGATGTTGTAAGCCGCACTGCGCACGAACGAGTAGCGCAACCCCGCCGTCGCCGCCGGCAGGTTCACCGTGATCGCCACCGTGGCGCCCGTGTTGTGGTACAGGCTGCCGCTCGTTGCGCTCGTCAACGTCTGCGGCGTAGAGGTGATAGCGACCTTCGGCCCCTGCCAGAGTTTGTTGACGAGCTGCGAGGCGGGCAACGTCTTGAACTGCGCCGTCGCCGTAGCGTCCCACACAAGGAACTGGTCGGCTGCCGGATCGACACCCTCGACGGTCGTGATTGCCGACAGGGCCGAGATGTCGAGCGTGGTCAGCAGGCGGTCAAGAATTTGCGTCGCGGTGAGCGTCTTGAACGCATTGGCGTCGTTGTCCCAAACGATAAACTTATCGTTCGCCGAATCCACCGCCGCCAGGTTGGCGAACGCCGACATCCACGTCACGTCAGCAGACGACAACGTGCGCTTCGCCAGATCGCCCCACGCGAGGCGCTTGGTCGGGTTCGCCGTGTCGGAGTCGTCATGCACGATGGCAAAGTCGTCCGCCGTGCTGAGGCTGGTGAAGCCAATGCTGCCAACCGTTGCGTCGTCGATGAACTTGCCAGTCGCCATTACGCGGCACTCCCGAACTTCAAGATGGTGCGCTCGTCGCCCTCGGGCAGATCGTCCTCGCCGTCGTCAGCGGGCGCGCTCGTCGTCGGTGCGGCGGCCTCCACCGTCGAGGCGAATAGGCCGGATGCCTGCTCCTCCTCGATTTCTTCCCAGACCTTGCCGGGATCGCGCCCACGCTGCCGCATGATTTCCTGCCTCGATTCCAGGCCCGATTCAATCAACGTGCGATAGGCGTCGGCCTCTTTCGATGGATCGATCCACGGCAGCGCAGGCGCGCGAAAATCCGCCCGGTACATCTCCATGCCTTTGAGCATCGGCATCGGCAACACGCCGGACGCCACGACGGAATCGATGAACCGCCGATAGACGGGCCGATAGAAACGGCGCACGAGGTAGGCGAACTGCGCCCGATAGGCGATAGCGCCTTCGACTAATTCCTGTCTCTGCGCCGAGTAGGTGCCGTTGTAATTGCGGGCGATACTCGAGAACCTCGTTCCCGTACCGCCAGCCACCGCACGCAGCATCGCCTCGCGGAAAGTGACGAGCGCACTGTTCGGCCGCTCGCTCTTGATCGTGCCGACATCCTCACCGGGCAACAGCTCGAAGCCCGCGCCTGCCGCCATCTGCAACTGGCGGTTATTCGCACTATTCACGTCCACAGCGCCCGTGTACTCACTGGTGCGCTTGATAAACCACGTCAGATCAGCGGCCACCTTCGCGGCGATGCGCTCGCTCTCCTCGTAGTCCTGCAAGTCGCGCAGCCGATTGATCACGCCATGAATCACCGGCACGCCCCGACGCTGGCGCAGACGGCGGGTGAACTTCAGGTGCATCATCCGTTCGGCCGACACGCGCTTCATGTCGGCCATCGGCCGCAGCGGGTCGCCCGGATGGTTCAGGAAAACAAAATAGGCGATGGGCGCATTCCAGTCGTTGCACTGAATACCATGAAGCGTGTTCGACGCCTCGTCTTGGTATTCGAATGGCACCAGGTCGGCTTCGATCAGTTCCAGGGCGTAGGGGGCACGCGTCTGGTAACGGAAGCTCGCCTGCTGTGCCACATGCTGCGCAAAGACTTCCCCATCACGAAGCCAGCTGCGCGCGACCAATCGCTCCATCGCCTCAAAACCCAACTCGCCAGTCGTCTCGGGCGACTGGCACCACTCCTCCCAGAGGTCGGAAATGCGGTCATTCAGTGATTCGTTGAGCTTGCCGCCCGCCGTGCGCACCATCGGCGCGAGCTTCACGCCCGCCCCAACGGTGTTGTTTACGATGTCGTCGATCACCGCGATGGCGAGGTCGTGGTTCTCGTCGAGGTGCCGGGCGATCTGCCGCAGGCGGCTGCCAGTGACGTTCATCACGCCGTCGCCGCTGGTCATATTGCTGACCACGGGACGCCACTGACTCGACTTGGCGGCGTCGTAGGCGCGGAAGTTCTCCAGCATCCGCCGGCCGGCGAGATAACGCACGGTCAGCCGTGGGAACATCAGGCCAAGGATGTCGCTCGCCTTCATGACCACTTCGGCGTGACGAACATCGGGTTGGTCGCGCCGGCGGCGTAGGCCGTCAACTCGCGCTCCTGGCGCGACAGCCGTGCCAGCCGCTCCTGCAAGTCGGTAATGCGCTGCCGCGTGGCGCTGCGGTCGCCCTGGCTGTAGGCGAGCGCATACTCGGCCGCCTCGATGGCGGCCTTGGTCTTGACTATCTCGGCTTGCGTGTCGGCGAGCGTGGTTGCCACGCGCCGATTATGCGCATATCAATACAACTGCCGACGCCCGTACGAACCGCCCGCCGGATTGTTAGGGGACACCCCCCCATGTTTGACCGGCTGCGATGGCGGCGCATCGGGCGTGACCATCAGCAACTTGTGGACGTTGATCGAGTAGGCCGCGCCCGTGGCGTTGACCTCGGCGTCGAGGTAGTGATTCTGCCGGGAGCGGCGCACCCACACCGCCCGCCCGGACGGCTTCAGCACCAGCTCCTCGCTCACCATCTGCCGGCAATAGTCCTCATCGGTTTCCATGTGCAAGTGCCACGCACCGGACTGGCCCGCCGGCCAGCGCACCCGCGCATGGAGCCAGCGTTTCAGGTAGTCCGTGTTCAGGTGGCACAACTTAACCCCGCCTTTGATCAGCGTGCCGCCGGCCGTGTAATCAATCGCCCGGAACAGGAACGGCGTGTCCATCGTGTCCTGGCCCTTCGTCGGGTAGGCCAGCCCCGGCAGCGAACGGCAAAACGTGTACACCGCATGATCGGGGCGCCGATGCACGTCTCCGGGCCGGTAGCCCGAATCGATGAACGCCCGGTCGATCCGCCGGTCACGGATCGGGGTCTGCAACACGTTGCGCAGGGCGATCCACACCGCGTCGTGTTCAGTTTCCCCGGCAAGGTAGCCGTGCTCGATCAGCCACGATTCGCTGTTAAATCCCCATCCCCGGATGACGTAGTAAATCCCGTCCCGCTGCACGTCGGCGCCGAGTGTCAACTTCTGCACGCCCGGCACCACGGTGCCCGCCCGGTACTCACCCCGGCAGGCGCCCACCTCCTCCCACGAGGGCGCGTCGCCCTTCAGGCGGAAAAGCTCCCCGCCCCAGGTGTTGACCTCGGCCTGGATGCGTTCCGGCTCGGCCGATCTGTAGGCGTTGATCAGCACGCGGGCGATCTGCTCAAACGACGCCCACGGCGAGGCCAGCCCCGAGATCCAGAATGACGCGGTGGCAATGTCAGCAACCGCTGGCGCCTGCACGTAGTGGCCGAGAACGGTCTGCTCGGCCCGCTCCCGGTCCGTCAGCCGGCGGTGCGGCAGGTAGGTGCCGAGCACGTTCAGTCGCGGCTTGTCGCGGCTGTGATGCACACTCCCGCAATGCTGGCAGGCCACCACGGCCGTCGCCGCCGATTCCTCGGCCGTCATGTCGCGCCCGTCAGCGTGCTTTTTCTGCCACGTCAGCAGCGACAACTGCGGCACGAAGAACTTGCCACAATGCAGGCACGGCCACGCCCACATCTGCTGCGTACCCTCCTCCCACAGCGCCCAGATCGGCGAGGCGCCCTCGAGCGTGGGCGTAGACACGATGACGATCTTGCGGTTGGCGTAGTTCTTCGTGCGGGCACGGGCCAGCGACACCGGGTCGCCCTCGTCGCCCGTCGAGGCGTCCATGCGGTCGCGCTCATCCACCACGATCAGCCCGGCTGGATGCGAGGACAACTCCGTTGCCGAACCCGCCCAGGCGAACCCGAGCCGCACGCCCGCGATGAACTTCTCGAAACTGCCGTACCGATGCCCCTTCTCAGTACGCTCCCACAGCACGGGCGTCGAGCGCAGCATCTTGTCGAAACGATCCTTCGACATGCTGCGGACCTGCTTCTCAGTCGGCCCGACGTAGATCGCCGGCACGTAGGGACCATCGGTGAACCGCTGCCCGATCAGGTTCATCAGGCTCTCGGTTTTGCTCATCTGCGCGCCGCAGACGATGACGATGGTGTCGTGGCGCTCGTCGGCAAAGGCGCGGTAGATGTCGCGCCAGAACGGAACCCGGTCAGTCCGCCACGGCCCCGGTTCCGGGGACTCCGGTGGCAGCACTCGCAGCGCGTCGGCCCACTGCCCGGCGTCGCGGTCGGGAGGCGGGCTGATGATCTTCGCCATCTGCGAGACTGACTCCGTAATCCGCCCACGCCTGACTTGCTGCACTTCGGAGTTGTCGGCACTCATCACGGAGCATCCTGCGGATGATGTCGGGGTCGGAAACGCTGGCGAGCCGATGGGCAAGGCGCTGCGGGAACGCCTCCAACTGCCCGGCAATGATGGCCGCAAGCGCCTGCATGTGGGTACGCACTTCCTCGCTCGGCAGCAACTCGCCCAGCCGCTCGGCGTTGTCGATCTCGTGGGAACGGCGCTGCTCGATGATCAGCCGCTTGCGCTCCTCCTCGATCTCACCGCTCGAGCCACCACGGGAATTCTGCAAGTCCCGCTGCCGACGCCAGAACACGCACTCGCTCACTGAATACTTGCCGTGCGACTGCTTCGGCATCCCGTTGCGCGACCACTCGGCCACGGTCATCTTGCCGACACGGAACAGGGCCGCTATGCCGTCGAGCGTCGTCACCAACCCCTGCATCGCCTCGGCGTCACGCTCAGGCATTTACTGCGCCGCCCACAGTTCCCGCACCCAATCGCTGTCGATCATGTGCGGCTTCGGCTGATTATCGAACGTGATGATCGTGGCATTGTCCGGGGACTTCGATGGCGTCATGCGGTAGCTCGCCACCTCGCGATGGTCAATCGGCCGGATACGTCCCCACGCCACCGCGCTGATCCAGTTCTGGTCGCCGAAATATCCAGGCGCATCGCGCTGGTAATCGAACCGCTCGTAGATGTCCGGGCAGGTGCCTGCCGTCCAGATGATCAGCGAGGAGTTGTACGCAGAAATGTCCCGCCAGTCGCGAAACATCAGCAGATCGCCCTCCAGCCCCGGCAGATGGTTGAGCGAGCGCAGGATGATCGAGTCCACGTCGATGAACATGTTGCGCGGCGTCCAGGTAAACCCCGGCTTAAACAGCGCCACCTTCTGCCACCAGCCCTCCCACGACGGTTCCGGGCAGGGCAGCGTGCGCAGTCCCTCGATCTCCCGGTCGGAGATCACCACGAACTCGTGCGGCACGGTCAGGAACCGCGCCACACCTCGGGCGAGCTTCTGGGCGTATTCGACCGGGTACTTGTCCCCGGTCAGCATGGTAAATACCGTCAGGCCGGCAGCCATATCTGGTCACGCTCCACGTAGTCGCCCTTGCGATAGCCAAGTTCCAGCATGTACGGGTCGATGCGCTCCGGGTGCTGCTGCTGGGGCAGCGGCTTGTACTCGGTCACGATCACGGGGCGAAATTCCCGCACCGTGCGCTCCCCGCTGCGCAACGCTTCCAGCTCGAAGCCCTCGATGTCCAGGTAGATCAGCCCGCAGGATTCCAGCCGCAGACTGTCAATGCTGCGCATCGGCACCGGGCCGTTCTCGACGACGTAATAGGCGCCGATGTTCTCGGGATCTTCCGGCGGGAACGTCACCCGGCAACTGTCCCACGGCCCGAGCGCCCGCTGCTCGGCAATGATCTCGCCAGGCCCGGCCCCGACGATGTTGTGGCGCAGGTAGCGGAAGTTCTCGGCATCGGCCTCGAAGGTGTACACGCGGGCAAACCGCTGCGCCAGGTTCCACGGCCACACACCCATGTTGCCGCCAGCCTGCACGCACACCGACCAGTCCATCACGTGCCGGTAGATTTTCCGCAGCGCCCGGATCTCGTGGACGTAGCGCCAGCAGATCCGATCCGACGCCGGCCACAGCCAGTCACGGCCGTCGAAGGTGCGCGTCATGTCGCCGGGAGTCATTTGGGGTGAAAATTCACAAGAGAAAATTTACAGG